GATATTGAAGAAGCTCGTAAAACTATGACTAAAAATTTATTTGGTCAAGAATATGAGTGTGATTGGGTTACTACTCAAGGTCAGATCTATGATTTAGTTGAAGAAAAACATCTTAACGACTTAAGTGATATTTATGAAAAAGATAAGAGATTTGAATTTGTAGCAGGATTAGACGTTGGATATCGAGATGAAACTGCCTTTGTAGTACTAGCTACTGATAATGAAAAATTTTACGCAATTGATGAATATATTTCTAAAGAGGGTACTACATCTACTCATGCTGAAAATATTCAAGAGTTAATTGATAGGTGGGGAATTGAAACAATTTTTATTGATAGTGCTGCACAACAAACAAGGGCTGACTTAGCCTATGATTATGACATCTATTGTGATAATGCATTAAAAAGTGTTAACGATGGAATTGCTGCAATTCAAGTGTTAATAGATACAGAAAGACTAGAATTTGATGTGAATAGATGTAGGCATACCTATTCTTCACTTAGTAGTTATAGATGGAATCATAGAACTGAAACTCAAAAACCTGTTCATGACTGGTCTTCTCATTGTAGTGATGCAATAAGATATGCAGTTTATAGTTATCAGAGAACTCGTGTGAGCGTCTATGCTTGATTATGAAAAATAAAATATTGACCTAAAATTACTTTTAAGGTATTATAATGAGAACAGGAGAAAAATAAATGGGGCTTAAAAGTTGGATGGCAGAGAAGTTAAATCCTGCACAACCTTATATTGCATCACAAGATCCATATAATCTTCCACAATCAATTGTGGATTATAAAACTGCGTTTCGTGAAATTGAGGTTGTTCACAGAAGTGTAGAGATGATTATTAATGCCCTAGTCTCAATTCCCTTTTTAGTTGATGGTGGGGCAGCTAAAAAAATTAATAAATTACTTAACGTCAAACCTAATCCTTTTGAGGATAGAGTCCGTTTATTTAGAAGAGCATTTTTAGATTTTTACCTTGACGGAAATGCTTTTTTCTACTATGATAAAGAAAGTTTATATTTGTTACCTGCAAATGATGTGGAAGTCGTTGCAGATTCAAAAACATTTATAAGTCATTATAATTATTTAATATATGATCAACAAACTGATTGGTTTGGGTATTCAAAAGAAACAACTCGTGATGCTAAAATAACGTTTACTCCAGACGAGATTATTCAAGTAAAAAGCGATAATGATCAATCAATTTTTCGTGGTGATAGTAAGCTTAAAAATCTTCAAAGACTTTTTGAGCTATACTATGAACTCTTAGATTTTCAACGTCAGTTTTTTAAAAATAACGCGATTCCCGGTTTGGTTCTAAAAACCGATAATGTTTTAAGTAGTAAAATTAAAGAACGAATGTTAGATAGTTGGAGAGCGAGTTATTCTAATATTTTTAATGGTGCTCGTAGTCCTGCTATTTTAGATGGCGGATTAGATATAGATAGATTTAGCGAAATTAAATTTAGTGAGCTAGATTTTGAAAATAGCGTTGAACGAATTCAAATGGATATAGCAAAGTCTATTGGTGTTCCCTATGTTCTATTAAAAAGTGGAAATAACGCAAATATCGCAGCTAACGAAGTTTTATTTTATAACCATACGGTTATGCCAGTACTTAAACAATTTTGTAGTGCTTTTGAACATTTCTTTAATAATTCTACTTCTATTCTTCCAGATAAACGTTCAGTTAGTGCCTTACAACCAGATTTAAGAACACAGGCTCAATATTATTCAACGTTAGTTAATACTGGTATAATTACCCCCGATGAAGCCAGAGGTGGGTTAGGTATGAGAGAAATGCGAGTAGAGGAAACTAATTGTATTAGGGTACCTCAGAATATTACAGGAAGCGCAACTGACCCTAGTCAGGGTGGTAGACCTAGCGAAGATGAAATTCAAATAATTACACAAGACGATGAGGATTTACAGAATGAATAAAACATTTTATTTTCATAGTGATTTTGAAACTAAAAAACAACCAAGTGCACGTAACAGTAAGGGATTACGCATAGCCGGATATGCTAACACTACTGATAGAGATCGAGTAGGTGATATAGTTACTGCTAACGCATGGGCACAAGGTGTAGAAAATTTTAGAAAGAACCCTGTCCTTCTTTATCAACATAAACATGATTGTCCTATTGGGAGAGTCGATAAAGTTACTGTTGATAGAAAAGGACTTTTTGTTGAAGCAAATATAAGTGATACTGCAGAAAAACTTCATGGGGTTCAATCTTTAATTAAAGATGGAGCTTTAAAAAGTTTTTCAGTCGGGTTTAAGGTCAAGGATGGTGAATACGATCATAGAACTGATTCAATGACGATTACGGATGTAGAGCTATTAGAAATTAGTGTGGTAAGTGTACCTGCTAATCAAGAATCATTATTTAGTATACGAAAAAGTTTTGATGATAATCATCAAGAATATGCTGAGTTTGTAGAAAAATTCAGCCATAACGAAATTAATATTGACACTCGTGAGAAGGGTATGGGAATTAAAGTTGGGATAACCGACGTAGTTGCCAATCATTATCATACTTATGAAATAGATGATGGAGGTAATGGTGTAACTACTTATGCTTCGCATAAAATGCCCCATTACCATAAAATTGAGGATTACAGAGTTTTAGACGCTGATTATCCTTTAGTTCACTCTCACACCATGGTAGTGTCAGCAAGGCCAGTAATGGCTGAGCCAATAGAAGAGGAGATTAACAATATGGATAATATTGATGAAAGACCTTTATCTCCCTCAGAACAAATGGCTTCTCAAGACACTCCCGAAGTTGGAGTTATGGTAGTTGAAGAGATGTCTGAAGAGGATTCTCAAGTTGAGATCAAGGCAGAAGAATCTTCACAAGATATGAATATTGAAGCTACCCCTGAGAAATCTTCTGTTCCAGTAATTGAGGAATTAATTGCTGAAAAAGCAGAAGAAACTTTGGAAGCCTCATCTTCGGATGAAGAATTTTCTGAGGAAGAAATCACTGAGGAATCTGACCCTTATGATCCTATCCCGTTTATTAACATGCTCTCTATGGAGACAGCAGCTTTAAAACACGATCAATGTGTAAAGTATGGCAACAAAAGATATAAAATTACTAATGTTGCAACTGCCGAATCTCCAAATTTCGAATTTTTAGAAATTGACTTAAATGGAAATTCAAGAGATAATAGTATAACAGTTAAGGCAGAAAAATTAGCTGCTGTTAACACATGGGATATTGGATCAAACTATGATATTTCTTTAACAAACATATCTAGTCCTTCTCATATGACAGATTCTGATCGAACCGATATTAAGAATAATTATCTTGATATTACAGATATTAGTGAACAAGACGCTTATAACTTAAAGAATGAAGAACTTGTTAAAACTAATTCTACTTACCAACAAAAACTCAACACACTACTCAACCTAAAAGCAACCCCCACTAATGAATGGGCAGATTCTGATTATAAATATGCCCAATATGTTACTACCATGATTGATGAACTTAAGAAAATCGAACCTAGTAAGGAGAGAGATATTTTGTTATCAGTACATGGGATAAAAAATGAATTGAAAAAGGAGAATGATAATATGGCTACTCAACCAGTAGGTGACATTGTCAAAATTGATACTGGAGTATCTGAGAATAAGAGTGAGGAGACGGCAGCAGTCGTTGCTTCTTCGGCTCCGATCGAAGAGGCTCCACCTGCATCCGCTACCACCAACGTTTCAGAACCGAGAGTGGCAGAACTGGTGCAAAAAACAGGCGAAGCAATCCTTAACGAAAGCGAAGCCCAGTATACGAAACAGACTGAGTACACTCCAAGAGAGAGTGAAGCTCTAGCTGAATTGAAGGCTGAAGTTAATAAGTATAAGGAGCAGATTGCTTCCTATACCCAAAATAAGATGGTCTATCAAGAAAGTACTCGTACTCAACAGCAGTTTACCCCTGAAGAGATGACGAATGCGTTCTTGCTTTCAAAGGCTCTTAATAAATCTGACCCATTTGATACCAAACTTGGTAGTAGAATGAAACAGGTAACTTCTGTTGATCAGTTCTTAAGTAATTTCTCAACTAATGTTTACGAAGAGATGCAGCAACAGCTTGTAATTGCTCCTATGTTTGAGCGTATTGCAGTTGATGCACGTAATTTCCGCGTACCGGTAGCTGATGAAGATACCAATGGAGATGTGGCGCAGTTTGAATCTGGAACGTTTGCTCAGAGTATTTCTGATTCAACTCGTGTTCCGGCTACTCGTCAAAACACTATCTCTGCGGTAACGTTCTCGCCAAATAAGTTTATGGCTACTACCCATCTTGCTAAGGATGAGGAAGAAGATACAATTCTTCCGCTCTTAGATTTCTTACGTCAGAGTGCAACTCGTCGTTTGGCTCGTGCCATCGATAAGTCGATCTTGCGTGGTGATGGTACTTTGAAGGGCTTTAATGCTGCTCCAAAGAATGCAATCACCGCAGGTTCTGGATACCAGTGCGTATTCAAGGGCGCTATGACGCTTGCTTATGATATTGCTGGCCTCCGTGAAACCACGGGTGCTATTGGCACGAAATGCCAACCTGCTGATATTGCAGGTGCTCGCGGTAAGCTTGGAAAATATGGTCTGCAACTAGGTAATCAGTTGGTCTTTTTGACTTCTGTCGAAGGATACAACTCTCTAGTTCAGGACAGCGATTTCACGACTGTTGATAAGTTCGGACCGAACGCAACGTACCTCACAGGTTCGTTGGGCGCTATTTACGGAATTCCAGTGGTTATCACTGATTTCTTAGATAATGTTGGTGTCGCAGGTAACCAAGTTGGCTTGCTTATGTATAAGCCAGGTTTCTTGATTGCTGAACGTCGTGGTATGGAAATCGAAAGTGAATACGAGCCTCGTCAGCAGGTAACTGCAATGTATATGAGCACTCGATTTGATTTCAAGGCTTTGACTACTAATGCCAGTGCCGCTTTGGATGCAACTAAGTATTCTTACGCAGTTGCAATTCACTCTGCATAAAATAAAATTTAAAATCTTAACTGGTGGGGGGCATAGCCCCCTGCCCACACAAGGAGAAAAAGAGTTATGGCTCTACAACGATTTATACATAAGGTTAGCCCTCAGCTAACGCAAGACGCTCAGTTTAAAGCTTATGGCGATATTCCTGAGAATCAATTGACCCCTGGTAGTACAGTAGAACTGTACCCAGGTACGTATGCGAATATTTCGTGTGCTAATGGTGTCGGTATTGTGGGAGTAGGAAGTCCAACAGACGTAACTATTCCTGCCATTGCTGTATCCTCTGGTACTACGGGTAATGTTCATATTGAAAATATGACAATTACAGCTGTTTCTAATGCTGTATCTGTAGCAGGTCCTGCTACTTCAGCTAAACTATTTGTTAAAGATGTTGTCTTTAACTTGAGTACCGGTGGTGTAACCCCACATGCGAATGCTAATACCATTCAGGTAGCAGGTACTGGCGCAGTTACTCTTGAGAATGTTCAGTTTCTAGGACATCAACGCGGTAACTTGAAAGCGCCGTTGGCAACAGCCAATATTATTAATAGTGTGCTTTCTGTTTCAGCTGCAGCGGATATGGCTGTTAAGGCAGCCGCAGTTCGTTATGTTGGTACTGTGATTCGTGGTGCTGGACGTGCTAACGTTCAAGGCGCAACTGCTAAGGCCGATAATATTATCGGTACGTATACACCGTCAGGTGCTACGGTTACAGCAGCTGCTCAACAGTATAGAGGTAAACTCTAATAGATAGTTAACTATATGTCTAAAGACAAAATAAACTTTAATAGGGGTAGGTGTAAACATACGCCTACCCCTTTTTACTTAGGAGGAATATAATGTCAAGTATTATTGACACCATCTCATCGATGTCTTCAACAGGAGCACGTGAGTACTTAAAAGTTAATGGTTATGACGAAGGAAGTATTGCAGACACAATGGCAGAATGGGAAGAAATTCAAAATAAACCAGCTCCTATTCCTGCTCCTACCCCAGTTACTACTAAATATAAAAATACTAATTCTCAGTTAAATACAGATAACGACGACGAATAATTGGAGTAAATAATGACTACTTCTTATGGCGAATATACTTTTGTCACTTTAGCAGAAACCAAAGATTATCTAAGTATTACAAGCACTACTCATGATGGTAGATTAGCTAACCTCATTAGTTTTGCTTGTGGGGCTGTGGAAAATTATATTGGTCGTGAAGTTAAAAGTAATGTTTACACCGAAGTATTTGATGGTGGTACACAATCTGTATTTGTTGAGAGGTTACCTGTTAATAATGTAAAACAAGTAGCTGAATATGATGGTAATAGATATGCAGAGTTAGTCGGCCCTGCTGCTGACGGCGGCTTTGTTAATCAAGGTTGGGATAATTCAAATATAACAGCTGAAGGAAATGCTACCTTAAAAACAAGAATCAAGAAATTTGGAGAGTCTTCAGTAAAATTTGATGGTGCAGGTGATTATGTTACTATTAATGATCCTAATTCTAATAATCCAAAATTTGATTATGAAACTTCAGACTTTACTATTGAAGGACAGTTTAGACTAAATCTTTTAAATAATAATAAATGTTTATATTCTCAAGTTAAAGACTCTGATAATTTTTATGCATTAAGATATAATTCTTCTGTAGGATTACAATTTGATGCTTATAGTGGTGGAGCACAAGTTATGAATGTTGCTCATGGAACCACGACAGGATATGCAGCTAATTCTAATACTTTTATGCATGTAGCAGTATCCCGTAGTGGAACAAGGATGAGATTATTTAGAGATGGATCGGAACTCTCCGGAGTCACGACGTCTAATTCAATGCCAACAATTGGTACAAGTTATAATGTAGAACTAGGTCGTTTGAATTTAACTGATACAGAAGACATGACTGGTTATGCAGATGAATTAAGAGTTTCTTTTAATAAAGCACGATATACGGCTGATTTTACTGCTCCTAAATATCCATTTTCAACTGATAATGATACAACGGTTTTAGTTCATTTTAATGGAACTAATGACTCTACATCTTTTCAAGATGATGCAGTTCGTGATCCTGATTATTTGTGGAAATCAGATAGTGGTAAAATTCAACGTAATGTTACTGGAGCTACAGAAGGACGACAATCAATTTCAGTAATTGGAACTCCTATGTGGCAAAATTATCCAAAAGCTATTAAGGTCACTTATAATGGTGGATACTCTAAAGTTCCTAATGATCTTAAGGTAGCAGCTATGGATTATATTAAAATGTTATATAAACAAACTGAAGCTAATCAAAGATTTGGTTTACAAGGTGAAAGTGCAGGTCAATTTAATTTGGCTGCTTCTGGATGGCCGCCTCATGTTCGTCGAATCTTAGATATGTATAGGATACCGTTCTAATGGCTGACCAGATTGTTGCTTTTCGGGTTGAAATTACAGAGCCAGAATATTTAAAAAATTTAAGTACCTATT